GTAGGGTTACCCATATCTTGTTCTATAATTACATTACGTCCTGCTGGTCCTAATGTTGCTGTAACTGCATCTGCTAATTTGTCTACTCCGTTCGCTAGTTTTACTCTAGCATCAGAGGAAAATGTTATTTTTTTACTCATATTAATCTTCTTCGAAACCTAATTCCGGTTCTTGTTCTATAACTGCTAAAATTTCTCTGTCTTGAGCGATATAATATTCATCGCCTTCAAAATCTACTCTTAAAGTACCTATCTTAGGTACCATAACCACATCGCCAACTTTACAAGATCTTACTGTAATTAGTTGATTATGTTCTGATAGTCTACCAGGACCTATTGCTAGTACCTGCCCTATCTCTGGTTTTTCTTTACCCATATCGGGTATTACAATATTACCGTAAGTTTGCTCTCCTTCATCTATAGGTTTAAGCAATATACGGTCATTTGTAGGTTTTAGTGTTTTCGGATTTGCCATTTAAATAACGTTTATTATTAATATACGATAAGATATTTGAAAATCAAACCTCAGAGCAGGTTTATTTAGCTAATTTTCAAAGTTTTTGTTTCTGAACCTTTAGCATAAGGTATAACAATTTGTAACAGTCCGTTTTTAAACTCGGCTGATGCTTTTGATAGATTAAATCTGCTATCAATTTTCCAACCTAAGTTAAATGATCTCTTAGCGATACCTCTATGGATATATTCGCCTAAATCATCCTCTTTAGGTTTATCATAATTAACTCTGATTATATTACCCTCAATAAGAATTTCGATATCTTCTTTTGAAATTCCGGTACAAGCTATGTCTAGTCCTAGACCGTTGTCTCTTTCGTAAATATCTACTGGGTGGGGTAATTTGGATTCTGCAAGAGGTCTATATGCTCCTGCGTCTTGGAAGAAATTCCTTACTAAAATGTCGAACGGATTACGTTCTCTTAAAAATGTATTCATATCATTAAATTTGTGAGTGCCTAAGCTACTCGGGTTATTAAAAAATTAAGTTCGCTCTGAGGTCGACCTTCTTTAATATAAATATAAGAAAAAAAACTTTTAGAAGCAACTAAAAAACCCGGAAAGAATCCGGGTTAATTATCTTGATAAGAGGTAGGTGTGTATTAGTAGTTTAATACGCAGTAGTCCATTGCTACTGTAATGCTGATTTCAACAGCTTCATCAGATGTCCAGTCATATTGACCAAAGTCTCCGTTTGATAGTATAGCACCTTTGATGATCCATTCTCCTACGATGTCTCCTACAGGTCCTAAAATATTTAAAGTTAAATCCTTTTTATAGAAATCAGAGTATCCTGCTCTACCAGTTACTGATTCGTAACCTTGTCTTGCCCACTCCATTACTGCTTGAGCTCCACTTGGTGTTACTGGATCGTAAAGTGTCATGGTCATATCGTCCCATTCTCTTTTTCCTCTAATTTTTCTATATGAATTGATGTGATCTAATTTGATAACGTTATCGGTGAAGGTAGGAGCTTTTACATTCTTTACCATAAAGGAAGGAATTCCGTCGATAAGCATTACAAATCTGTTCTGTACTTTCGGTTCGAAAGCTTTAAACATTATTTCGTTTGGATCTAATATTGCCATGTTCTATTTACTTTATTATAAATACAGTTAATTAATAATTTATCCGTTAAAAGTTGCTCCAGTAGGTTCAACTGTGAAGTCTAGTACTATAAATTCTGCTGTTTTAGCTGGCTGAATAAATATTTGACCTACCAATTGGTTTCTGTCTACAACATCTGCGGTGTTGTTTGTATCATCCATTACTACTCTAAAGGTATAAAGACCTTGTCTCTGTACTACTGATTCTAAGTATGGATTCACTATAGATAAAAATCTGTTTCTAGTTGCTACTGTATTTTGTTCAAATACTAAGTTTCTAGCTTGATCTCCTAAGAACTTCTTAAGCTCGATTAATAATCTTCTTACGTTTACTCTATCTAAAGCTGATGCTTTAGTCTGTAAAGTCTTTTGTCCAAATACTGCAATACCTTGTCCAGGGAAAGTAGCGATTGGATTAACTTTACCATCATACAATAAGTCTCTTTGACCTCTTGTTAATTTTTGTTCTGCTTGAATTACTCCAACGATTCCTCCTCTTACTAATCCAGCTGGTGCGAACCAAGGTGCTGAACTATTATCTGTAAATGCATATACTCCTGGTATAACACAAGAAGCAGGGACATATACGTTTCTTCCCGTAGCAGATACAACTTGTACCCATGGCCAATAAGAAGAAGCATA